GGGGCACGAAGTCGATAGCCCAGTTCGCCGCCGAGAGGTCGATCTCGGGTTTTGCCGGGTCGCGCCCGACCGCGACGATCAGCGCCAGCTTCAACGCGTTCTCACCAATGCGCGCCAGGATCGCCGTGAATGCTGTCCCGGCTGCAGCCCGCAATTCCTCCGTCAATTCGGCACTCAGTGCCTTGAAACGCGCCCTGGCTTCATCGGTCATGGGCACGATGATCGGATTTACTGTCGTATTCTGATCAGCCGTCTTGCCCGCAAGATTGCCCTTCTGGTGCCCACCCCCAGCGGCCACGCCCTGCAATCCTTGGATCAGCGCTGGCGGGGCCTGTCGGATGCCCACGGCGATGTTCTCGTCCGGGTAATCCTCGTCGCTGGGCAGGATCAGAAACCGAGCGAGCGAGCCATCGACCACATTTGCCCCCTGCAACGCGCCCCAGAAATGCAGTGGCGTAGTCGTGCCATAGACGCAAAGACAGGGCTGGTTGATGTCGCGGCGTTCGTTTGACCCATCACGATTGGCATATTCCGCGCCGAGGAAGATCCCGCCCGCTGCGGTGTAGAGCTCGGTCATGTTGTCGAGGATTTCGGTGATATGCCGCGGACTGCGCCGTCGATCGGCTGCCGCCGCCAAGAACATGCCGAATTCGTCGATCTGGAAAAGGATCGCGGGCTGGCGGTGCAGCGCGGTCAGTAGACCCGCCCCGGAGGCGATCTTGTTGCCGCCGAGATGATGGGCCAGCCCCGCCTCGAAGAAGACCTCGTTGATGATCTCGCGTGCGTGGTTTTTTCCCGATCCGCTGTCGGCGATGCCCACGACATAGAGGTTCGAGCGCAAGTTACTCTCGGTTCTATATTGCCGCCCCATCAGAGCACCGATCGCACAGAGGCTCGCTCCGAGCGACAAAAGCGGCTGCGGTCGCCGGGCCGTAGATAACATGTAATCCGTCAATTCGCCCACCAACCCGTCCGGCATTTCCAGCGTGAACGGCGGGCTGGCCGGGGTATCGACTCCTTCTTCAGAATTACCGTCCAGCTTGGACAGCAGCCCCGCCGCTGGATGCTTGCCATTGCAGGCCGTAGATCCATCAAGGCGCAGCGATGCATCAGGCTGCCAGCCGCGCTCCATGGCGAGGTGATAGATTGTTCCTGCACCGATGCGATCGGGTTTGAAGCTCGTCCACGCCTTGGCTGAGGCCGCGGGTACGTCCTTCGCAGCCTGCGCTGACCAACCCGCGAACAGGTCTTGACCGGCTTCACCGAGCGCGCCCTTGAGGGCCATACCAATCCGCATCCAGCTGTCGTAGTCGAGTTCCGCGTTGGGCAACCATTCCAACGCCGCCTGGATTGCAGGCAATGTACCGACCTGGCTATGGCTACGCAGGTGTTCCGCCACAGGCGACATGGCTGAAAACCCACGCTGCCGTAACGACTCGGGGAGCAGCGCATAAGCCTCGTCCAAGAATGCGGCCGCTGTCTCGGTGGTGATTTCTGGCAGATCGGTGATGTCGAGATCAGCCAGCCCTTCCTCGGGCCAGACATAGGGGGCGCACGTGTCCGGATGATCGGCATAAGCAAGGAACTGCTGGCCGAGGCAGAGCACTTCCAAAGGATGGTGCTTGATACCACGGAACGGCGCGGCCGTGCGGTAAATCAGCATGCGCTTAGGGGCGCGACCAATGCGCAAGGCGGGCGTATCGCCCAGCCGTTGGCGCGCAAGTTGCTCGATCTGGAGCGCCAATTCAGGATCCTCGACGATATCGATGTCGACAGCAGCAACTGCGCCGCCAACGATCCCGATGCCGCACTCGGGCCAAGCCGACCATGTCGTCACCTCCACCTCGGTCGTGGGGCGCTCTGCATGCCGGTTCCATTCTGGATAATCGGTCCAAGCCCCTCGTTGGAACCGCCCCGGCTTCTTGGTGCCCGGGCCGATCGGCAGAATGGCATAGCCGTTGGTGACCAGCCGCGCGCCGAAACGCGCCATGTAGGATGTCTCTGCCATCAGAAGGGCACCTCCGGGGTCATCCCGTCGAGCCGCGTGCGGTCCTTGGCCGCAAGCTCCCGCAGGTGGTCGCAATATCCGGTGACGACCGCGTCGATGAAGCGGTCCCACTCGGTCTCGGTCAGCGTCGTTAAATCGGATTTACCGATGCTCTCGAGGTATTCACCGCCTTGTTGGCCGCCGACGCTCATGGCCTCGCTCTCGTTCGGAGTGGGGTCGATCATGCCCTTCCTCCCATGGCAGATGTCCTGGCAGGCGCGAGAGCAGAGGCGCTTGCGGCTTGCGTCCCTCCGCTGGTCCGAGATCCGGAAGATCGGGTTGAACCAGCCAAAGCCGCGAGGTTCCCGGTGGCAGACGGCGCAGAGGCCGGGGTAGGTTTGGCGCATGGATCGAACCTGTAGCCGGAGATTTCAAAATAGCGGCCCGATGGACGGACCGAGATTTCGTTGGGACGTGTGAGACGGTTCGCCTGCGCAATGGCCTCATTCACGCTGAGCGGAACAGACTGACCGGGTGCACGCTTGCGCCACCAATCCGCGGCCTTCTGGCGCGCATAGCCCTGATGCTCGAAACAGACCCATTCGCTGTAGGTGGCAAGACCGCAGCTGTAAGTGACCTTGAGCGAGGGCCGCCCGCCGCGTTTGTCGTGACGGCTGTAGGATACGCCGCTCACCTGCAGCCATTGAGACGCTTTTGGCGACAGGACTGGCAGCGTGGCTGCGGTCGGCGCAATCTTCACCTCACGGGCCGGGAATTCATATCCGCAGTCCGGACATTCGGTGGCCGAGAGCGCCACGATGCTCTCACACATGGGGCAGACCTTTGTGGGTGCCTCACCCCCGGCGCTGTCACCTGGGCGCTTCGGACGAACGAGATCAATCGGGCCGTGGCGCCGCACATTGCCCGCAAAATCCAGAACGAGGCAGTTCTCCTTGCCCGGAGCCAGGCGCGTGCCTCGACCGACCATCTGGACATAGAGCCCGGCCGACTGCGTCGGACGCAGGAGCGCAATGAGATCGACGGCTGGGGCGTTGAAGCCGGTAGTCAGCACGCCCATCGACGCCAACGCGCGGATTTCGCCCCGCTTGAACGCGGCGATGATGGCATCGCGCTCATCCTTGGGTGTATCGCCGAAGATCGTCTGACAGGTGATGCCCCGACGTCCGAATTCCTCGGCGACGTGGCGCGCGTGGTCAACGCCTGAGCAGAAGGCCAACCAGGATTTCCGGTCCTTGCCGTAGTCGATGATCTCGGTGACAGCTGCCCGGGTGGTTGCTTCCTGGTCGACCGCCGCCGCCAGATCGCGGGCGATGAAGTCCCCTGCGCGGATGCCAACTTTCGACACATCAAGCCGGGTAGTGGGCTGCTTTGAGACGAGCGGGCTCAGATAACCCTCATCAATCAGCTCCCTGACCGGCGCCTCATAGGCGATATCGGTGAAGAGCGCGTTCTTGCCCTCATGCAGCATGCCGCTGTCGAGCCGGAACGGTGTGGCCGTGAGACCGATCACCTTCAGCGCGGGGTTGATCGCGCTCAGCGCATCGAGGAAACGCCGATACATGGTGCTCGATTTGCCTGGGATCAGATGGGCCTCGTCGATCAGCACCAGATCGGTGTGGCCGATTTCGCGGGCCCGGCGATGGATCGACTGGATGCCTGCGAACAAGACGCGCGCCTGCGCCTCGCGCTTGCCCAGACCCGCCGAATAGATGCCCGCTGGCGCGTCAGGCCAAAGGCCGATCATCTCGGCATAGTTCTGTGCGATCAACTCGCGCACATGGGTCACGATCAGGATGCGCTGATCGGGCCAGGCCTTCAGCACACCTTCGATGAAGGACGCCATCACGAGGCTTTTGCCCCCAGCTGTCGGAATGACAACCAGCGGATTGCCGGTGTTGGTCTGGAAATAGCCGTAGATCGAAGAGATCGCGGCGTTTTGGTATGGGCGCAGGGTCAGCATGGTGCGGCCTCCGTGGTACGGGCGTCATTTGACCAGGAGGAGCCATCGGCCATGCGGTAGGTGACGATGTCGTCTCCCGTATCGATAACCTCACCCGGCACGAGATCGGGGATGAAGAGATGTTTGCCGCAGGCAGCACGCTGCTCGGCCGGAGCCAGCATTTGGTCGTGGCGGGCGCAGTGCCACCCGCCTTCGATCGGCGTCGCGTGCAGGCATGACCGGCAAGTCACGGCAGCACCGCCACCCTCATGACAAGCAGCATGGTGATCGCAGAAACGGCATTCGAACCAGGCCGGGTCCTCGCTGATCCGCGCGGGCGGATGCTGGGCGAAAATGACACGGCCTGCCTTGTCCAAAAGGCGTTCGGCCACTCCGGGGTCGGCTTCGATCCGCTCGACATGCAACACGTCGGTATTCTTGCAGACCGCCACGTACAGCGCCCGCGCAATCCCGGTCAGGTGCATGTAGATCTGTATCTGAGCAGCGTGCTGGGGCTTGGACAGAACCACGCCCTTAGCGGTCAAATCGGCAAAGCTCTTCGCCGAATGGGTCTTGAATTCGAGAACGTGCCAGGTTTTCGGAGCCTCAAGCAGCCCGAGGGCGACGCCGTCAAGCGAGCCGCCGAAATGACCACCATGGGCTTCGACACGGAACTGGCGGCCAGTGTCCGGATCGACCTCAAGCACAGTCGCACCGGTGGCGCGCAGGTTGCGGACCATACGGTCCTCTTCCAGTTGGCCGGTCTCGAACAGACGCAGCAGGCGGCCGGAATGGCGTGAAGGCGTCACCCAGCGGAAATCATACCAGAGCGCGCGTGCGCAGGATTTACCGATGATCGACGCGCCGAGGTGATCGCGGAAGCCATCGCCCTGCCGCGCCTCGTAAGACGCATAGATCGCCGTCAGTGTTGGCGTGGCCGGTGCGGGAAGATCAGCCATTACAAACCCTCCCGTTCGCTGCGGGCCTGGGCCTCGGCCAGAATGCCGTCCCAGGTCTCCGGGTCATGCCGGTCACGCAAAACGCCGATTAGGGCGTCCTTCAGCTTCTCGCGACGACGGCGGCCGGTTCCTTTCGCCAGCAGTTCTGCCCGTTCGCGGCACAGGTGGCGCAGCGCGGTCCGTGCACGGTGGAACCAGTCGGGATCGATGGGTTTTTGCCCCCGCTGGCGTGCCAGATCGGCGGTCGCGATTTGTGTGCGGATCTTGGCGATATCGTCGTCGAGTTCGATCAACCGGAGCTGATCTTCAGGCAAGCCGGGGCTGATCACGGCCACAGGGGCCGCGTTGGTCAGGTCAGTCATGGAAGTATCCTCAGATGTGTTTGGACGCTGCCCCGGCAAACGTGAGCGGAGCAGCGCGGATCATCAGCCCTTCTTGTTCCAGGGAGCGGAGGCCATCTTGGCCGGAGCAGCGGCAGCGGCCCCGGCCCCGGCAGTCTGGGCTTTCTTCGCCGCTTGCGATGCGGCCGTGCCCTGTTCCGGCGTCATGTAGCGGATCGCATTGCTCTCCCCGTAGCCGTTCTTGGGCGGCTTCACCGTCACCTGGATCGTCATCGGGATGAGGTGCAGTTCCTCGCTGTCGCTGACCTGCATCTTGCCCGTCGCATGGCAGATCGCCGACAGCGTCCGCTGCGCAATCTCGACCGTGGTCGGGTTCGGGTTCACCAGGTTCAGCTGGTCGAAAATCTTCCGGCCCTTATGCGGGCCATCCAGAATATCGAGCATCAGCCAGAGGAACTGGCCCATGCCGTTGCGGGTCACGCGCATCTCGCTCTCGACGATCTGGACGCTGTATTTGCCTGCGGGCAGCAGCTCATAGGCGGTGGTGGGCTCGATGCCCGAGGCATCAAATGCGGCGTCAAAACGTGCCATTGTCGTATCCTTTCAGGTGCGGATTATTCAGGTTGGGGCATGGCTGCGAGGAACTCTGACCACTCAAGCGGCAGGTTGTCCGGCAGGCCGTAACGGTTCTTGGCGAGGAAGGCCGGACGCTCTTCGGTGTGCATGACGCGCGCACCGGACCCGAGCGCCCGGGTCACCTTCTTGTTGAAGCCGACATCAGATTTTGCGACCGAGATCTGGTAGTTCGCGAAAAGCACCACATCGGAATGTTCCTGCAGCAGCGCCGAGGCGCGGGTCTGCAACTTGATCACATACCGGTCGTAGGGTTCGTGCTCGGGGCTGTCGAAGCGCTTGATGTCGGTGTGGGCAATCTGGATGACCACCATGCCCTTCTGGTCGCGAAGCATATTCAGCTTATCGAGGTATTCGCGCCAGATGGTCAGAGCCTCGGCGTAGCCTTTGCCAAAACCCGGGGTTTCGATCGACTGCCACCCGTTCCGCTTGCAGGCCTCAGCCCAGATCAGCGGCTCCAACCAGTCAACGCTGTCGAGCACGACCGTGCCATAGCCGTGGTCTTCCGCCAGCAAGGCGTCGAGCGCTTCCGCCACCTCGACATAGCTGGTCGCCAAGGGGAAATGCGGGACCTGCAATTTTCCAAGACCGTCCTCGGTCATGATGAATACGGGCTCGCCAGCGTCAGCTGCAAAGGTGGATTTTCCGACACCGGCAACGCCATGGATCAGGATTCGTGGCGGCTGGAGCACGGTTTTCGTGCGCAGAGATGCGAGAGAAATGGCCATCAGCGCACCTCCTCGCCCAGCACCAAGCGGAACTTGGGTTTGCCGGTCCGGACTGTGCGCGCGGGTTCAAAACCCTTGCGCCAGGACTCCGGCAGTGCCGTGTATTTGCGCTCGGACACCTTCAGCGTCGTCTCGATGAACTCGGCCGGGTCCTCACCAGCCGAAGCGATGTTTTCAGCGATCTGGGCGAGTTTCGCCTGATCCCAATCGATCCGTTTCGCCAAGTCGGCGATCACGGTGATACCGCCATCTTCAAAGCGGATCGTTCCGGTGTCCTTGCCCGCGTCGTGACGGCATTCGGCAGCACGGTCGGCGTATTTCAGAGAGATGGCACCATCGAGCCAATCCGAGATAGTCTTGGCCTGGGTGAGCTGCTGATCGGCCGACTCCCTCAGCATTGCCAGCTGATCAGCGGGCAGTGCCGCGATCTGACCAACCGGCATGCGGTGGATATCGGCCAGTGTGATGTGGTTAGAAATCGTCATGTTGGTCCCCCTTACGCTGACATCGGGCGGTGGGGCTCGTGGTCCGAGCCGCGGATCTGTTCGACCTCGAAAGCCTCGACATCTTCGAGCCGGTAGATGACGCGGCCGCCGAGTTTGATGAATTTCGGGCCTTCGCCCGTCCACCGCCAACGCTCCAGCGTGCGGTGTGAAATGTTCCAGCGAGCCGCCAGCTCGATCTGGGAAAGGTGCCTTAGCGCCATGTGAACCTCCTTCG